AATCAGCGTCTCCCATAACTCTAACATACTCTACGTTAGAACCAAATGCTGATGATTGAGCTGAAGATCCTGATGAAGTAACTTTTTGTGTAGTAACAGGTCTCATTGCAATGTGTGACATGCTACTCCTTATCTTCTAATTATAAAAGTTACGTTTAGTTTAACTGCATTACTTGATGCTCCATCAGTAAGCATTTCGATAGTTCCACCTTCTAGAACGTCATTAAGTGCAGTTGGTTCAGCTGTATCAACGTCTCCAGCAGCAGATCCAGATTGTGTTACTGTGATTCCACCACCAGTTACAGCAGTTCCACCAATTTCAAAACTAATTCCACCATCGGCTGTGCCTATAGCACCTTGAAGTGCAGTTATGATTTTAATAATTTTTCCACCATCTGGTACTGGTACAAAAGTTGATGATGCTGTGCTAATGTCAGCAATAGCAGCATGTAAAAAATAGTCGTTTAATGTTCTCATTTTATTCCTTTAATGTTCCGATCCTAACCTATCTCAGATCTTCATTGTTTAGAATCTGCTAGGGGAGCAGATTATAGGTTACTCCCCTAAACAGTTATTTATTATTATGATGTAGTTAAGTCTGCAACCATACCAGAAGCAGCTTCATTTCTAGATTCAAGAGTAGCTTCTACAAGAAGTTGTCTTTTCTCTGAGTCACCAGTTTTTGCAAGTTCATGCATACTGAAGTCTCTTAAAAATGCTATTGCCCAGTAGTTCATATCTAACACATATGCATCTCTATCTCTAGAGAATCTGTTAGGAACAACTTGTAATTGACCAAAGTCAGATGCGTACACGTCTACTGAAGTGTATAATGTAGCGTCTGCACCAGCGTCAAATCTAGTACTGTTACCAGTAAAACCAGATATTTTTTGCTTGTTGAAAGGTCCAACCATAAGCATAGATGGATCTCCACCAGCATTCCATACTGATTTGATTACTGATTTAAGTTGTGCTTCTGTGAAAGCTCTTTGAGTTCCATCAGTTCTAGCAGTATTACCTGCACCACCTGATGCTGGAGAACCAGCTGCTGATAGATCGTCATTAGTTGCTACCCAAGCTCCTAGAGAACCAAGTTTTCTTGCTGTTGTTGCATTACCTGCAACTTCAGCTTGGTTACCAGTGATAGTAGCTTCCATGTCTCTTTTTAACTCTTTAGCTTTCTTAGCTATTTGGTATGCTAACTCAGATGCTCTACCTGCTTTGTCTACAGATTCTTGTGTTCCTGTAATTACGACAGTTTTGTCCATAATTTGAGAACTGTTAGAAAGTCTAGAAGTTGCAGTAACTGCATCTAAAGTTGCTTCGTCACCTTCAATAACAGCATTTGATGTTGATGCTGATGCAAGTGAGTCTGTTTGCCATTCGTGAAGAACTGCAGTAGCTTTTGTTTTAGCTGCTGAGCTGATGAATGGCGTGTCTGTTGGTGAGATACTGTAGATTACGTCAGAAAGATCTTCTCTTTCACCGACTGAATCATACGTATCAAACGTATTTGTTGGTTGTGCCATTGTTTATTTCCTTTGTTGAGATTTAAGATTAATCATGTCAAGTATTGCATTCTGTGCATCTTGTATATTGCCAGTCTTACGCAACTTGCCAATTTTATTTCTTATTTGCTCTCTACCAGAACTTGTTGAAGATTTAGCTACACCAGATTTAACTACCTTTGGAGCATTGGCTACTTTCTTTTGAACGATAGGTCTTTTATCTTTCAAAGTTTGGTAACTCATAGCATCTTTTGCAACCATTAAAAATCTATGATCTGCAAGTGATCCGATCTCCTCATCATTAAAACCATAATTCCTTAAAGAATTACGCATATTAACTTTAAATTGATCTGCTTTTCCAGGATCGCTGTACTCTGGTATCTTTGTTGCTGCTAACTCTCGCTGTGCCTCCAAGAACTCGTCATATTGTTTTTGTTGAATCTCTCGAGCTTTATATTTCATATCACTTAACTGTTTATTCTGTTGTCTAAGTTCAAAATCTAACTTAGCAGCAGCAGTTGGATCTTCTTCATAAAGTGTCTTAAGATCTTGACTACCTTGTTTTTGTCTGACAGTTGCGTCAGCAGTTGCTATTAAATCATTCAACTCTGTTAGTTTAGCATCATAAGATTGACGCAAACTATTCTTTTGAGTATCAAGATCTTTTCTCTCCATACTCAGCTGATGAGTTTTTTGTCTATAATCTGAGTCTCTAGAATATCCAGCTTTCAGTTCATCAAGGCTAACCTCTATCTCTTGACCATTAACTTTTAGTTGGTGGAGATTGGGTTCCTCTAATTCTGTTTGTGTTTCTTCTGTGACCTCAGTATTTTCAGATGTCTCCTCTTTAGGAGCTGCTTCAGACTCAGCTTGGCTCGGTTCGGTTGACTGTTCCTCAGTCGTAGACTCTGATGGTTCTACTGGTTTAGTTTCAGTTTCTTGTTGATCTTTTGGATTCAATAGTCCTGAAATTTTTTCAGCTGCACCTTGTATGTTATCTTCCATATCGTTCCTTTCTTATTGGTTGACGAATTTGAAGTTGCGTTAGCTTAACTTCTTTTATTTAATTGATCTAACTCCTCTTGAGTTAGTTTTCCACTGGTCATGATACTTTGTAAGTGTCCACGTATTTTATCTACTAGATTGTAGGCTACCCAAAGGTATGTACGCTTATCACTATCAGTGAATTTTGTATTAAAGATTTCTTGTTTATATAACTCAAGAAGATCTTCAAATGCTGTCTTTAGAAGGGGATCGTTCAGGAGTTGCTCTGCTCTCTTGCCCTCCCTGATCTGTTTTTCCTTGTTGTCCATTGAAGAATTGTTGTTGTCCTTTTATTATTTCTTTCATTAGATCACCTGATTTAGATAAATCAGTTTGTTCTAACATAGATCTTCGTTTTAAATTAGCTTCATCTATTTTGCTACCATATTTTAACTCAAGTTCTTTTATTTTCAACTCAAAATCTAACATGGACTCTCTCATTTTAGCTTCAATGTTTTTAATATCTGTTTCAGCTTTTAGCTGTGCTCTTTGGTTTTCACCTTGTACCTGTGCTAGAGTTACTTTTTCAAACTCTGTTGGAGGTTTAGGTGGTAATTGAGGCATCTGAGATGCACCTACATCTGGATCCATAAAGAATGGTTCTACACTATTTAGACCTGCATTTTCAACTAATTTCTTTAATGAGTTGTAGATGTTTCTAAGATTGACCATTGGACCATATACATTCTGTTGTAATTGTATAGCTTCCATTTGTCTTTGTAGAATAGCATTAACTAATATAAGTTGTTGTTCTTTTGAACCAGAACCTAATCCTACTTGAACAGTAACATTAACTCTGTCTTTCCATTCGTAAGGACGCATAGGTACATACTTACCTCTTATTCTTATAATTTTTTCTTTTTGTTGATACTTACATACCAACTCAAACATTTTAAGTGCTAGATCTCTAACACCTGTTTCTGCAAATATTCTAGCAATCAACTCCATTCTCATTTGAGATTGAGTTAATACTTGATTCATTCCTGTTGCAGTTTTATGATTTAATGAATCTGCATTTAATCCTTGTGATGTTCTACTTACACCTGTTCTAGTTTCTTTTACAGAATCTAAATAAGATAACATACCACTAGCTTGTTCTGTAATAGGTTGTGCCTGAATAGGCATCATAACATTTTGAGGTGGTTGTTTAGTTCTAACAATTCCTCCAGGACGATTTGTAAGTAAGTCGTCCATAGCTACTTGACCATCTTGTATCGCTACACGATTATTATTTGTTAGATACATATTATCTAACATTTGTCTCATAACTGTAGATTTAATTAATTGTATATCTTCTACTAGCTCTGCAATAGATCTACCATGAAATCTATGAGGCATGATAACTGGAGTCATAGATATAAATGGCATTGTATCCATTTCTTCTATACTTAATAATTTTTTAGAATCACCAGCTACACAAATCTTAACAAGCTCTGCTTTACCATCATCATCAAGATCCATTCTTACATAACATTCATGTAGTAATACATCTTGTGTAGAATCATCACCATCAGCTTCTCCATGTGAGAAGTCTATGTTTTGATGTCTTATAAATTTATCTTCTGTAAAATAATCAGGATCACCTGTTGGTAAAGAATCTACTAACTCTTTATCATATCCCATTTCAACTAATTCAGTTTTAGTTTTATTAGTTCTATGACATACAAAGTTAGCTGTATCTATAGACTTACATCTTCTTTCAATTAAAAATTCTTCAGGTGGTACAGGTTCGATTCTAACTTGTCCATACTTTCTAGTTCTATGAATTACACAATCATGTAATTTAATTTTATCTAGTTCTTCTCCTCTATCATCTGTGATAGGTTCATCATACTCTGTATGTTCTTTTACGTCTACTTCACCATCTGCTACTAAATCATTAAACTCATCTTCAGTTAGTCTGGTATATTCTTCTCGTTCTGT